TTCGTTCGTACCGACGACATCGCTTCGCCGTCCGAGATCCATTGCGCCTGTGCGAACGTAGCGCAGATCAAAATTGTCAGTAAAATTGCTATTTTTTTCATCTTTTTTATTATTTAATCATTTGAAAATATTTTATCGTCGTCGACGATCGCGTCATCGTCCCAGACGCCGTCATGAATCACTTCGTCGCCGCCGCTGAAACGCTCCGAGTAATCGTTACGTGCTTTTAATAGCTCCAAAGTCCAGCCGGCACGCGGATAGATCGCGTCGCCGTTGCGTTCCATTTTTGCGCCTTCGTTACGCATGTATTGGATGCCGTCGATATAAGTATAATCCAAAGAGAAAGCGCGGTTAATGCGATCGGCTACGTGGTTAGGCAACCCGCGTGAATCCCCGAAAACATATCTATATAAGTTGAAAGGTTGCGTTTGAAGCATAACGGGCTGGTAATCCAGATCGGTATATTGTGTAAACTTCCCGGCTGGCGTGAATCCGTCGGATTTCAAACCGCCTTCGACCCTTAAATAAAACATCGGAAGTGATGCGCCGCCAAAGATACAATCATGTACTGAAAATCCATGCCGATAAGAAATCATTATCGTATCATCGTGCGAAGTGTCTATATATATCGGCTCGGAGTACATTGTTATCGAACCCGAAGCGAAATCGACTGTAATTTTAATAAAGTGTATCCCGGCCGTTACCGAAGGGAGGGCGTCTTTGATCTCGTAGACTTTCAATGTTCCCAATGTGCCGATCTCGGTCGGAGTGAAAGTTTCGATCAACGTTTCGTCGTTATCGATCAGCGTCACGACCGCGCCGGATGAAAATACGAAGTCGGCGACGAACTGAAGATACAAAACATCACCCGTCGCGTATTTCTGGCAATACCGCACATCGGATTGTTGATAATCCGGTGTCGGGATGTCGTTTTCCCAGAACGCACCGATATTGACTTGGTGAAATCGGATCGGATTCAAAAGAGGCACATATAATATCCCTTGTACTGCTGCCATCGCTTATTGACGTATTAAGTTTTTCAAATCATTGGTTTTTGTACTCAATAACTTTATCGTTTGAGTTCCGCGCCCGGTTAGCTTCATTTCCAGCTCCAGGATATAACCCAAATAAACATTGTCGTTATAGAGAAATGCGATCACTCCACGTGGATTTGCTTCAACAAGTGAAGTCATATTTTGCGGATAAGGTGCTTCGATCTGAATTTCAAACGGCTGAAAATACTGTCCGCCTGGCGATACCGGCGAATTGATCGTGAACCCGCTATATTCTTCCGCCCAGTCCGAGCCGATCTGAATGGCCTGCGTTTCGTTGTTGATCTGGTCTTTGCCGCCTGACGTATAGTCAAGATCGATGTTAATGATCTCGAACATACATGATTCGATAAATAATTGATGGCGCAGCAGCGACCGTTTCGGCGATAGCCACGCGTTCCATGCATTGTATAGTACCGCCGGCGCGTCCTTTTTTCTCACTTTTCCAGGCGACAATTCGGTCGTGCTAGGCGACGTCGGAGCTTCGCGTACTTCTATCCAAAAAATATCATCGTCCGAACTGTCCTGATCCCAGACAACGCCATCCGAGTTGTCCAATATCTGTTTGATGCCTTGCCCGTCGGCGCGATACTTTGAACGGATCTCGTAATTGTCCGACGACGTAGGGTTCGGCGCAAGCAATTCGACTTCGACGTTGAATTCGTTGACCGAATACGTATCGTCGTCGTAATCTTTTTCAGGATAGCCAGTCTTGATAACTGAAAAATTAAATGGTTTATATAGCGATAACTTAAATTCGCTTACATTATCAAGAGCAGCCAAAATAGATATAGTATTAAAAAAATAATCGCGTGATTCCAATACAAGTGTTTCGACGTTGTTACGCAGTTCGACACCTATGCCAATAGGCGTAATAGCGTCGAGTGATTTGAAAAAATCTTTGAACGTCGTCTTAAAAGGCCAGTCTCTTGCGCCCGTTGTACTATTATTGCGCATGATATAACCGTTTGCCATGAGCAGGATATCGCGTATTGTCGTTTCGAGCAAGGTACTTTCGACTGCATAAGTGCCATTAGATACGCCGCCGTCAGTCATCAGGTCGACCAGTTCGGTCAAGACCACGATCGGTATGCCTGCGCGAAAATATTTCGTATACGCGACGGCGTCCCAGTGTGTAACTTGTACCGATGGCGGATAGACCTCGTATTCGACGGCTTCGTTATCTTTGATTATTTTTGCCAGACCGCCGTCGACAAGGTTTATTTCGACGTACGTTTCATTATCTTTGAACGTCGAGAAATCAAACGTGCCGCTATATGCGACATAATAAACATCATTAATCGGGTCTAATCGGTTGACCGTTAGCGTGGCAACTGCATCCAGGCCATAGGTATAGAAATCCTTTCGCAGCTTAAATGCGCCGTCTTTTACAAACTTCAAAGGGATAGTAAAAGAACGGAACAAACCGTAATACTTTTTATTGCGTACCCATTTAACCATTTGCTCGTCCCATCCGTCGGGCGCAGTCAGCAGCGGCTCTTCGGCGGTATGTCCGGCGTAATCAAATGTTAATGTCGGTCGCAAGTTTGACATCAGTTCGAGAATTTATTGTTAATGTATTCGATCCAGTTTGCGCCGTCCGCCATAGCGGTACGGATTCCGCGCTTGTCCATCGTGATATGTGCCTCTTTTTTATCTTTAACTACTTTGGTCAGGTTCGCGATACCGACGCGGTTAAGCATCATTTCATTTTCCAGCCGAGCGAATCCACTATCACCCGACGACCAGCGCGGCACGTCGGTCATCGTAGCGCGGCCTGCCATCGCAACCAACTCACCATGCGGGATCACCGAAGCACCTTCGGGCAGAAAAGCCAACGACGGGCGATCGGGTGTTAATGATACGTCGCCTTGCCGCGTTACGATCGCCTCAGTTCCGGCCTCTCCAACCGTTCCGAGCGTAGCCGCGCCACCCTTGCGCCCTTCTTTGAATGCCGGTATTGGTTGCGAGGCAATAGATGCGACCGTTGCCAGTCCAGTTGCCAGGATCAACGCAGCGAGAATGATTCCCAGCATACCGCCCGGATCGCGATATGCCTTTGTTACTCCGACCAGTGTATTGATTGTGGCTTCAACGATTCCGACTGTCTTATTGAATTTAGCTTGCTTTTGACGAATCTTCAAATTTTCGGCATCGCGTTCCTTTTGTTTATTAAAAAACTTTTCTTCTATTGCTGCACGTTTTGCAGAGTCATCCCCAGCCATTTCAAGTTCGTGTTCTTTCTGCTCGTCTTCGGCTTGCTGCTGTGCTTCAAGGTTTTCTAACCGAGCAGCAAATAATGAATTTCCCAGCTCAATTAATACTTCTGCCAATTCGATCGCTTGTTCTTTCAGTCGCTGCTTCGCCTCTTTATCTCTTTCTATTTCTGCATCTGTGGCTTCTTCTTGTGCTTTTTCCTTACGATCCAGCCAGTCAAGATATGAGTCAAGTTCTTCTTCCCTGTCGGCTTCTTCTTGTGCTTTCTGTGCATCTAAATATTTTTGCCTGCGCTCGATCCAGCTGATTAACGCATCGCCTTCAATTTCTGTCTTTTCCTCTGCTTCTTTCTTTGTATCATTGATTTCATCTTTATTCGCATCTGCATTAATCTTTCTGCGATTACCCAGCCAATCGCCCTCTAAAACTTTGAGCTGCTCAATATATCCGATCCTCGCAGATAACATATCGGCAAGCGCGACTTTCATTTCACTCAATTCTTCTTTTGATATAGCTGACCGCCCTTGTGCAGCGTCGATTTGCTGCTGCTGAATAGCAATATTAAACTCATTTATCGCCTGCGTTGCTTTGACCGTATTAATTTCGTTTGCGTTCATTACTTTCAAACGCTGCTTTTCAGCTTCGATGTAATCGTCAATCATTGAAGTATTAATCGAAATAGCGTTGCCGTATTCGTCCATTTGTGCAATGGCAAAAGGAACTTCATCGGCCAGTTGTTTAATAACAGTATTCATGCGATCCTGCTCATCGGCGGATTTGACTGATATTTTTTCAAGCTCCCGATATTCTTCGACAAGCGGCTTGACATTGTCTTCAAGATTGATGACCTTGTCGCTCTGCTGCTCAAATGTCTTTGTAAGATCCTCAGCCGGTGTAATCGCATCGCGTAGCGTTGCAACCAATGGTAAAAATGTCTTTGCTAATCCGCCGCCGATCGTTTCCATTATATCACCCCAAGCATTACCAAATTGTTTGACAGTCCCAAGTCCGACTTCAGCTTCTTTCTTCGCGATTTCAAATCCATCGGCGAATAATTTATTCGCGATTGCGGCTTGCTCGGTTGCGTCTTTTGTCTGACGTAATGCAGGAACGTAACGATTAAGCATTGTATATTCGCCTTCGGCTGCGAGTGCTACCATTTTCATCGAAGTATTGAGATCCAGTCCGAGTGCCTTTGATAGTCCAATAGCATCTTTTGCCGCTTGTTCTAAATCGTCCACTCCCATTGTTTCGGCAAGCTGCATCATTGCCAGCGTTGCTTCATCGCCAACGGTCGTGATGCGTTGCAGCGATGAGGCAAATCGGCGATATCTCGGCATTAGTTTATCTGCATCTTTACCGTTAGCGGTCAGCGCGGCCGATAGCTTCTGGACTGCTTGCGTCTGCTGATCCCATTTTTGAAGTGCTGACGAAAAGAATGATTTCAGCGCACCGATTGAAAATGCTGCGACCATCATTCCGCCAACTTGCTTGGCCATATTCCCTAAGCCGGCAAGGCCTGATTTGAATACGCCAGTCGATTTCTTTACTTTTTGGATTTCGCCGTCGAGCTTTTTAATTTCGTTTTTAAGTCGCTTTGCTTCAGCAGTATTCGTTTTCCCAGCAGCAGCCAAGTCCATATATTTAGATTTGGCCTGTGTTAATTTAGCATTTAATGACTGATACGCACCGACGAGGTTTTTATTTGTCTTAGCTTCGATTTGCGCTTCTTTATTAAGTTGCTGTTTGCGAATTTTTAACTCTGTGTTTGCTTTGGCTGTTTTTGAGTTCGCCATCGATACTTGAGCCTGCAATGTTTTTTCTTCTTTCAATAACCGGTTTAACTCTTTATTATGTGCATTGGCAGCTTGTTTGGTTTTCGTTAGATTTTTTTGCGCTGCATCAACTTCGGATATCTTCTTCGCATCGCCAAACATCTGTTTGTTCTTACCAGCTTCGGCGGCAATCTTTTCCATTGATTTTAATACCGTACTTAACCCGGTATTAACGGCCTTAATCTGTTTTTGAACTGCTGTAAGATCAAATACTTCTGTTATTTTTCCTGCTTTTGCCATTATCTATACCTCGTCTTTGCTTTAATCTTATCCGATTCGCGTTCCATTCTTTTGCATTCGCGATCGAAGCGGTTCTGGATCGCTACGAACTCGGTTACTGTCAGCTCGTTTGCGTTCAAACGAAAGGCCATGAACCGTGAAAGCTCAACCAGAAGTTCCTCAAAATACTGTTCAGTCACTTTCTCGTTTTTGAACTTAGCCATCATTTCATCGTATTCGAATCGCTTTTGCTTTATGGCAATGCTGATAACCTTTGATTTCTTAACGATTGAGCTCAATTCATCGATATACTTTTGCCCGCTTTTCGGGTCAAGGTCATATCGATATCCGTTGCGGTGCAGCAAGTCGGCCATGCGTTGAGAATACCGGATCGACAATACCAGTACGGCCGTCCGGACTGTCAGTAGTTTGGATTCAAGCATCCCGACTTCGCGCCCGATTGCCAGGATTCGCTTCTGGCTGGTTGCGTTCGACAAGTCGCAATACTCCATATATAACAGATCCCACGCCTGCGCCCGTTGCCGTTCGGGCGGGTTACCGCGTGCAACCAGTCCGGTATAATTAGAATGAATCAAGCATTGGATAAATGTCGCCAGGCTAATTTGATGGCATCGGGTGTATACGTTTTTTAACTGATCTTTTTCGGATCTTTTCGTATTCGACCGACCGAGTTTCGATAAAGTGAAAACAACCGTCCGCGCCCTGATATACTGCACAATCGCGGCGGGTGTCGTTACTATATTTCTGAGCCAAATTACAAACCTGTTCATATGTCCGGTAATTAGTCCGCAAACAACCCATTATCACGATGGCTTCAATCCGGTTGCGCGGTTGAATTCAAAATAGTAATCCGGCATGAATATTTCATCCAACCAGATTTGCCAGTTGTCTTTTGTTAATCCGTATAGCTTTTTGTCTTTATCGTATTTGCTTTCAAGTTTCGATGCTTTCGGATCGGTCGAAGCGATGTCGATATTTTCGCCTGTGATTTTCATCTGGATCGCGCGATAGAACGCGCCGGAAAGCTTCAAATCGACGTTACCTGCGCCGGCTTCGGGGTTCTGGTCGGCTTTCATCACTGCGTATTCAGTAGATTTATATTTACCGATTTTCGCACCGCTACTTTTTACACCTTTTAGCATTTGCGCCTGATTCAGCTCGATGACATGAATCGCATTTGTCGCAAACAGTTTTACGGTCTGTGTTTTCACGTCAAAGCGTTTGAGGTTATCCATCATGTCGAGTACGGTTGCCATAGTCAAAACTCCATTAAAATCGGTTTCAAGGTTGCCCGACAATCCAAGTGTAACCAGCTTACATCTTTTTCGATAGCCGAAATACCAAACATTGTATGCAAGGTCAGAAAGTTATCGCGCACGATCTGGCGCATCTCTTCGGCCGTGATGCCTTCGGTCAGTGAGTCAAAGGCGCGGCCAAACAAGTGTTGCGACATCGAAGCTGATCCGATAGGCTTCAACCGAAATCCCGATGCGCGCCGCGTACCGCCGGCATGATAGTTATTAACCGTTATCGCTTTGCCGGTATAATTGCGCAACCATTCAGCTACCAGGATAATCCGTTCGTCGACAAACCAGATCGAACGTTCGCCGTATCGCTCAAATACCACCGGCGGCACAAACTCTTCGATGCGGAAATGGCTACTGACTTTCATGTCATGTTAGTTTAATAACGATCTGAACGGCAGCCGAAACGATCAACGCAGCGATGCCGCCGAATATAATAGCTTTGGTTTCGAGTACGGTTACTTTGCGGGTCAGGTGATCGAGCTTCGTGTTGGTTTCAACGAATGACCTGGATAACTTATCAAGCCGATGAATAACCAACCGTTTGTATTCATTCCAGCCGTTCGGTTCTTTGTCTGCCATGGCTCATCGGTTTTTAATCCTTCGCTTTTGGCTTCTCCTTCGGAACGAGCTTTCGAGCTTCGCGATAAACATATCGCAGATCACGTTTGCGCTGGTCATCGGGTAGATTCTCGTAATAACCCGCCTGCATCTGCGCGTCAATGAATGCCTTTTCGTCGGCAAACGAAAGGACAAAGCCGGCCGTCCAGCCGACATTGCCTTTCATTATCGTTGAGGTATTCATCTGTTTAGAATGTATGTGTTATCGTATCACTCTCGAACGAAGCATCAGGCGCACCGCCTATCGACAACCCGTCAAGCGTTGCCGGGTCTTCAAGCGAAAAGATATGTGCACCCGTCGGCGTGGTCAGCGTGATCCGAAAATCTTCGGTCGTCGCCTGCCATGCTACTGAATCAGGTACGACCGGCGTACCGGCTTTCGTGACCAGCCATGCGGCTGCGGCTGCGATCTCGGTCGAATATTCATCGCCCAGGTTAACCTTGCCGTACAAGGTCTGAACTTTGATATCGATTGTCGCGGCTGCGTCTGCGATGTTCAGCAGCTCAACGTCAAGGATTCCAGGAAACGAAGCCTGCGCATCGGTCTGAAGATCAACGAAAACAACTTCGTCGTTAAGTTCGGCCGCGTCGGTCAACGCAAACTCGATCATGTATTGTGCCTGCGCCGCGCCGTCGTTCAACTTCAATGGTTTGGTGTGAATGTAATCCAGCGCAAAGCCGCGCATTGTGCCACTTCCGGCATCAACGCCGTATACGACATTTTCCTTGTCGATAAACAATACTTTGCGATCGCGGGCGTAGTTGAATTTACGCAATGATTTCGAATACATCATTCCGCCTTTTACAAACTGGAACGCCCAATTATATTTACCGTCGCGCGTAACGACGGTGTTTCCGTAGCCGAGCGTGGTTTTTACGATGTCCTCTGAGTTGTCGGTCAACGCCTCAAACAGGAATATCGGAAAAGCTCGCTCGCTTGATGCCTCTTTCGTCATCAAGGTTTGCAGCTCGGTAATGAACGCCGAAGCGGTCAGCACGTTCGCCGCCGTGAATACTTTGCCCTCTGGCAATAGAAATGCGCCGACGATTTCTTTCGGGTCAATCGTACAGTTTGGTATTCCTGTGTTCCCGTACCTATCGGTGCAAATCGGATCTGATAATACTGTCATTTTTATTTGGGTTTTTTAAGATTTTGACATATAAATTGTTGGTCTGCAATGTTGCTTATACACTTCCAGTTCGAGATCCGTAACCGCAACCGCATCAACAAAGTCGTTGAAGATATTGGCGGTATTGGCATACGTTCCCGATTTGCCATAGTACGGCGAATCAATCTTTTTATGCTTTGGCGGATTTTCCGTACTGATGCCTGAAAAGTAGCAGCTATCAGCGATCGACGATATTAACAACTCGTATAAGGGATAAAGCGTAGGTTTCAAAGTGTAGGCGTATCGCTCGGCGGCGGTGTAACTTGACCGCGTTCGTGCGACGATAATCAGGTTTAATTTAACCTTTGATTCGATACCTAATCGAGATCCTTTTTCCTCTTCGAAATCCATCAGCAGGGCAATCAGTGGAAAACTGGTCGCGGCCGTCGCTTGCACCTTTGACAATGCGTTGACGGTCTGCGTGATTTCCAGCAGCTTGCCAAACTCGTATCGCACATTTGCGTCGTCGAAATTCGTATTGACATCAGCAACGATGCGCTCGAACATATCAACGATGTATGGAGTTTTTTCCAGCATCAGATTCCAAATCGGTTTATCGGTGTTAATAAATTCGGCGTGGCCGCCACATAGGTATCATAGGTTGATACGTTATCCAGCAGCCACTCCGAGATGTCGTCAGAAAGTTCGGCCATGCGATTCCAAGCGAAAACCAAAGTATTAACGGATTCGCTTGCAACGGCATTTTCAAAAACTGGTGTCGCGTTACCGGTCGTAGTTTTGATCTTGACATTTTGTCGAGTATAGAAAAAATAGACATAATAAGCGGCCGGCGAAACATAGAACGGATTGTCGTCAGTCTTTAACGGGTAGATTTGATCGTGCAAATCTTGCCATTTAGACGAAAGACTATCATAATCATTATCAGCAGCAACAAGCGCGTCATTGAACTCGGTGAACAAATCCTCGCCATCCTGTGCGCGATCGTAATCGTAGCCGAGCAAAAGTTTCAGATACCGGATTTCATATACCGTAAAATAGTACCTCAAATCCGTCTGGTTTGCATCGACCGGATCACCGTCGCCCGTCAGGTTCAGAATAAGAATCTCACCGACAAAGTATTCATTCGTTAGACGCGGTTTCATTGTTGCCATCGCTTCGATCTATTTTTCCGCCTGTTTTGGCGTTGCTTTCTTTTTTGGATCTTCGATCATTCCTTTTGCGACCAGGTGCGCAACCATATGCTCGGGTACTTGACGCTTTTTGACCTTCTCTTTTAACTTCGGATCGGGTTTGTCGCCAAGCCGCCGGACGGCCGGGTGCTTGTCGGTCGCTTTAACAGGAACGGTTTTCATGGTATGGATCACCGTCATGTTAGGGTCTTTTTCTGCTTCTTTTAATGTTGGCATGATATTGGAAGTGTTAGTGAATAATTGCTCTTAACTCACCTCGATCGCTGCGATGATATCGTCGATAGCATCATAGCAGAACGAATTATTGAAGTTCGATTTAATGTAATGGTTCAGGCGCATTCCGCCGCGTACCGTTACATGACGTTTGACAAATTCGCCGGTCAGATTATAACCGATTGCCAGCTCGATGTCCTGAAGGATCTTGATGTTCGAGTGCATCTTGTTGCCGACAAGTAACTGGCCGGCGGTAATCTGCGTAGTCAGCGAAATCGGGATGCCTGCAAACCGAGTGCCGTCAGGCGACAATGAAGGATGGCCTGCATAGTGGCCGTCAGATCCTTTTGCGGCAAGCGCATTCGAATAGTTGGCCGGGTGCATGGCGATAAAATTGGGTTCGTCAAGTCCGGTGATCCTGACCTGTGCCAGAGCTGCTTCGATGGCATCCCAGATCGTCGGCGTAACGACGGCCAGCGATGCAAGTGAGAAAGCTGCTGCCGACGCGGTGATGCCCGTCAGCGTGTTCGATGTACCGTCGCCGGTCAATACGCTACTGTCAGCAGCGACGCGGATCTGGTACATCAGCTCTTTGTCGATTTCGGCGGCCATGAAGTCAAGGTCGTCGAGCATATTTTCATGTACCTTGATATGCGCACCGACGTCCTTTGCAGCCGAACTTGATACGACCATATCAAAGTCGATCAGCGCGAACGCTTCGGTATCGGCTACAAATGCAACCGTTCCGTCTTGGTTTGCTTTCTGAATGTACTCGATCGTTTTGCTCGATGTCGGCGAAGTACCGATTATGTCCATAATAAACCGTCGCTCGACTGCTACGTCAGTCAATCCGGGTTCGCGTTCGGCTTGCGGCAGCGTTCCGGTAACGTGGGTAGAATCGAGAATCGTTGCGGCGGTCTTGCAGTCAATGACAAAATGACCTTGCGACTTGCGCATCTGCTCGATGGCTTCAGGATTTTTAATGATGTAATCTTTGAACTGCTGGCCGAGCGTCTTGCGTTTGGCCGGCGTTGCGGTTGATTCCTGTAATGCTTTGATCAATAATCCCTGATCTTGCATCGCAGTTTTGAGAGCTTTGAATTTATCGTCGTCGTCAAGATCAACCTTGAATTTCTTCAATGCCTTGTCGATGTCCTCTTCGGTGATAGCGGCTTCTTCGTCGCCTTCGGTCGAACCGAGTGCGGCGATCGCCTCGTTAATGGCTTCCAGTTCTGCATTTAACGCATCCACTAACGCTTGCTCGTTTTCGTTGAGCGTAATGCCTTCCGGTATTGTTAATTCTTTTTTCATTTTCTTAGATGTTTTTACGTTAATAGATTTGCAGATAAGCTGTTACGGTAACCGTTCCGGTCGCATAATGCTGGACTTGCATCCGCATATATTTCCAGGTCAGCAGCGCGGTCGGTGTCCATACCGCTGCGCCGTCAGAAGTGCCAAACGATATCTCTTCCCAAGTCGTAGGCGTGTCATCGGTGTACAAATGATAGGTCGAACTTAAAGTCGTCCAGTTTGTATTATCCAGCGATGCTTGCCAGCGGACGTGAGTTGAATCGCTCGATCCTGTCAGGTGATCAACGACAACTTGCGCGGCTGCATAATGCGTTTTTGTGAATGTCGCAGCGGTTGAACCGTCCGCCCTGTAAACCGGATAATTAGCGGTTTCGGCGTTGGTTAACGTATCGGCGTACGCGGTGAGCGTGTACACCCGTTGCGCATCAGCAACGAAGCACACGAACATCAACGCGGTTAAAAACATGATGATCTTTTTCATTTCTGTTCGATTTTATGATTAAACTTTATGACTTCCGCTATCTTTCCAAAGTCGATCACATCAACGGCGGCTTGCTTTTCGGTTCGCAAAGTGTCTTTCGACGGCTTCGCGCCATACTCGGCAAGTGCCAGCAAACGGCTGAAAATCTTACGGATGTCAAACTGTGATTTATACTCGATTGATTTCAAATGCTTTTCAAGGTCGTCAAATATTTCAGCGGCGGCATCTGTAAACTTACCGCGCACCTCGACGATCGGTGTATTTTCATTTACGCCGAGTTTGACCAAAGATCCTTCCCAAAGATTAAGTTCTTTGATATGAAAAGTATCTTCTTCTTCGTCATATTCCATCTTATCCCAGACGTACTCAAACCCGATCGAGTGTTGGTTGAGTGTTCCAGATTGGATTTGAACAAGCGTATCGTCGCCGAACTGTGTCCGGTCAATCACGCCGACGGCTTCCAGACCGCGATCGGTTTCAAAGAGTTCTTTGAATACGCCGAGCGGTTGCTGCATGTCGTGGTATTTCAGGTATGCGATCTTGCGAGGCGTGTCTGCGTCGACGCCACGTTCGGCCAGCGACTTTGCGAACGCGCCCTTATGTACAACGTCGCCATCGTCATCGCGATTGCCGAACGCATTTAAGACCATGTGAACTTCACGTTTTGATAGATCGACTTCTTTCATTGTAAGAGCTTCACCGCCTTTGAATCGAATTGCTCTAATTCCTTTTTTTGCTTGTATTTCGTTTTTATCCATCGGTTCGGTTTGTTGGTTCTGGCGGTGTCGTCGTTAGCTGCAACTGCGTTATCGGTTGCTCACCGGCGTAGGTCGTGCCGATCGGATCGTCGGCATCAAATCCGTATGTTTCGCCGGTGAATTGTTCGAGGAACATCCGCCACTCTTCTTTGGTGATTATCTTTTGCTCGTATGCGACTTTCATTGCATCATTTAATGACTTGATCGCGTCGGCTTCGTCTTTTTTAGCTTTCTTGAAAACTTCCAAATGATCGAACGCGATTGCGAACTTTAACGCCAGACCGCGAAAGAACCAGTTCGTAAATGATTCAGCAAACGGCTGTGATTCCGGGATAATCGCGTTTTGATACAATCCCTTCTCGGCTGCCGTAACGTTTTCGTATGTTCGATCGTCTTTGCCCGTGCCGAGCAGATCCGGCGGCACGTCAAAGGCGTCGGCGATCATTATGGTCGATTCAGCGGTTTCTTCATGCAGCATCAGATCCTTTGTCGCGAACGCCATCGGCTGCCATTTGAGTTTTGCGCTGGTGATTATAACTTGCGACTGCGCCTGTGTCAGGCCATAACTGCCGAAATTATCCTCGATGTTCTTTTTCTCTGACGGTTCAATCGGTATCGAGCCGGCGATATCTTCGGTATCGTTGGTGATTATCCCGATCGCGCCTCGCTGCGTCATCATTACGTTGCGCCCTTCCATCGCGGCGTG